AACAGGCAGCGTAGCCTTCCTTAAAAGCCTTGATTAGCTGTGGCTCATCAGCGGCTGCATTGATGGCGCTAAGGTGGTCTGTCAGCCCGTCCACTGTCCTGATTTCGGTGCGGCGGCTTCCGGCATTGCCATCGTCATCTTCAGGGGCGATGCCGCAAGCTGCCATCAGGCTGTAGCGCCTAGCGTATGTCAGGGCGCTGCCGTAGCCTTGTGGGTCTTGCTTGCTGGCCGGAACGTGCAGCTTGCCGCATTCCAGCATCTCGCCAGATTCGTGGATAAAGACTGTTTCAACAGTTACGCCTGTGGCATCCTCGCTGGTGCGCTGGATTAACGCAATGCCAGCGCTGTTAAGGCTGCTCATTACGGCATCAACGCAAGCGCCAAGGTCTGCGTATTTGCTGCGAAAGTGCGGGTTTGTAGATGACTTCAGGGCTGGGCCAAAAGCCTTTTGCGCTTGAACTAGCGCGGTTGCAATGTTTTTCATAGTTTCTTTCAAGTTAATTCACGTTGTAAGTGCTGCAGTTCTTCAGTGGCAATCTGGAGATGGCGGCGCTGATCTTCTATGACTTGGCACAACTCAAACACGCTATGCCGTAAAAAACCCACTTGGTAGGCGCACCGGACAAGCGGGTCTGTGCTGCACTTGCTGCCGGTTTCAGCGGCTTGGATGATCTGCTCGGCATTCATGATGACCACCAGAAGAACAGAACAGCGGCTAGTGCTACGCCAATAATGAGGGCAAGCAAGAAGTCAAGCGCAGCATCTGCGCGGTCTGATGGGTTCATAGACCCTCCAGAATCATTTGTTCGATGCGCTGCACAATTGCAGGGTTGATGATCTCAAGGCAGTCTTTGTGCGACCCGTCCAGATGCAAAGCGTAGACTGTAACGATGGCAGGCCAGGCGGGATCAATGTCTGTGGCTGGTTCAGCAGGCTCTAGCTCGGCAAGGCCAGTAAAGATAAAACCTTCAATGGTTTTGTCAAAGTGAATGTTCATAGTTGCTCCAAAAAGACCCACCGAATTAGTGGGATTGATTGAACTATAGCAAAGAAACAATCCAGCAGTCAACAACTTGTTTAAAATAAATTCACAGAGTGTTGACTTTTTGCAAATTGTTGCTAACATGCAACCATGAACAAAGAACACCAGATTCAATCTGACAAAGACTTGATTGCCCATCTTGGTGGGCCTGCTTCTGTTGCCAAGCGGTTGGAATTTAACTCTACGCAAAGGGTTCACAATTGGCTAACAAGAGGCATTCCACCCTCTGTCAAACTAGCTTATCCAAAGATTTTTTTAAAAAAGATTGGCAAAAAATGATTGGCGTGTGTAATTTTTGCAACAAGCGCATTGTTGGTAGAGAGCCAGCAGCTAGGTTTTGCTTTCCTTGTGTAGACGGCAAAAGCAAACGGACTGGCGCAACAAGCGCACACAATGCGGTTAATCAAGCTGTCAAGAAAGGCATCCTTGCGCCTGCAAAAACGCTTGTGTGTGTTGATTGCAATGAAATGGCAGATCGCTACGACCATCGTGATTACAACAAACCCCTTGATGTTGTCCCTGTGTGCCGCAAATGCAATGCACAGAGGGGCGAAGCTACCCCTGTTTTTTTTGAAACAGCACAACAATGCAATTAATTACTGAACAACAACAGGCAACGCTGCAAACCGCCATTGCCAAAGCTGGTAGCAAGGCAAAGCTGGCGCGGCTGCTGGGTGTGTCTAGGGCGGCTGTAACGCACTGGAAAAAGCTACCTAATGGCAGGCTCTACCAGCTACAAGTCACGCAGCCGGATTGGTTTAAATGAACTATTTCACAGCCACACAGATTTTGGACAAAGCCCGTGAGGGTAAACGCTACCCATTGCACATCATTAATCAGGCACTGGAGTTAACAGGGGACATTGATGAGTCACATGCTGGAATGCGAGGCAAGGGAGTGGATCAAGCGCCACAGGCAGAAGGCCAGGGAGATGGGGGCAAACGCAGCCCATTTGTGGTGGCGCAAGGTGTCATACGACATAGCGCGGATTCGTGGTCAGTCGGCGTTTGATGAATTGCGTGACGAAATGAACAGGCAACGTGCTCACGTTTGAAGTGCCAGGCGATCCCCACGGCAAGGGACGGCCTAAATTTGCACGGCGCGGCAACTTTGTGCAGACTTACACAGACAAAAAGACCACCAGTTACGAAGATTTGGTGAAGTTTCACGCCAACATTGCAATGGTAGACCTAGACCCGCTAAAGGGCGCTGTGGCGGTTTACATCTACATCAAGCTGGCAGTGCCTAAGTCGTACTCTAAAAAGCGCACAGAAGCCTGTTTAAGCGGTTTGGAGCGCCCTATAAAGAAACCAGATTGGGATAACGTGGCGAAATCTATTTGTGATGCTATGAACGGGATTGTTTACATGGATGACACGCAAATCGTGGATGCCCATGTGACCAAGGTTTACGCAGCTAATGCGGGTGTGGATATTGGAGTTAAGGAAATTTAATGAGCTACATCGTGGCATCGTTGCCGCCTGTCAAATGTTTTGTCAAGCGTGAGTTTTTGTACAATTTCACCAAGGGGCATGGCGAACTTGAGCCTGCCATCTGGGTCAGCCTGAAAGCCTTGCGCGGCCAGGTGTTTCGTATTGAGTCGCTGCTGCCTGCTTACGGGGCGCTGTACGACAAGCTGCCCATCCATGCGTATGTATGGAAAGAGGGCGCTAGCGACTTGCCTATAGACACGCTCCAGCTTTGGGACTGCATGGGCTACAAGTTCACCATTGTGGAAAAGATAGGGCTACGCAATTTGGGTGTTAAGTTCCTTGGCAAAGATAAGCAATGGCACTTTGGGCGCTATCTGTTTACAGTGGACTTTTGCGCTGATGGCATGGAAGTGGACACGGGTTTTACAGAGCAAGCTGAAGAACACAAGTCTTTTAACTGGATCAAGTTAGAAGACGGCCAATTTGCCTGCCAGCCTAATAACAGATGCCTGTGGTACGACCAAAGCCTTATACCTGGCAAGACTAAATTCCCAGACTTTCAAGCTGCCCAAAATCTGTGGACAGTAGACGGCACACGCAAGTGGTCGGCTGGTGATGATTGGTTTTACACCATTGAGGAAAAGACTTGATTCCCGAAGACGCAGCGCAGTCGATCAGAGACAAAGCGCCACTGTACGGGGAGGCCAAGGCCCAACGGGTGTACCTTGAGGAATTCCGCAAGTCTAAAAAGGCTATGCTGATGAAGGAGGCTCTAAAGCTAAAGGTGGAGGCGGCCAACGCACAAGAGCGTGAGGCTTACGCTGACCCTGAATATGTCCAGCTCATCAAGGGTCTAGCATTGGCAATAGAAAAGGAAGAAACCCTTAAATGGGAGCTTGAGGCTGCTAGGCTTGACATTGAAATTTGGCGCAGCCGTGAGGCTACCAACAGGACACAGGACGGGGCGCACAGGTGATAAAGCACAAGTACATCAGAAGCAAGAAGCTGTTAAAGCTGGTGGCCGGTTTGGACTGCCAATCTTGCGGGTCTGGTGAGATGGTGCAAGCTGCCCACACCAATTGGGGCGGCGGCAAGGGAAGGGGCATAAAGGCTGATGACAACCTAATCGCTGCCTTTTGCCTTAGATGCCACTATGAAATAGACCAAGGATCAAAGTTAAGCAAAGAAGAAAGAATGGAGAAGTGGCTTAAAGCCCACAGCAAGACTGTTAACGCTTTGCGATCTGTTTGGCCTGTTGACATTCCTTTACCGGATGGTCTATGATGTTGTTGTCAAGTGGTCGCAACACAAGACAAACATGAGGCCATTTTCTCATGCGTTACCCGTAAGGGGCTGATGTTGCGACCATCAGAACGCAGTAGAAAGTGGCTTTTTTGCGTTCCAGTGCCGATTGCTGATGACGAAACAATGCACCAATGTCGTGGTGGCTATCGAGAAAAGCGATGCGCTTACTGACAAGCCAGCGCGAGAACTTTCAGCGGTATCTCAGGAACAAGGCAAACGTGGTGATGTGGAGCTTAGGCCATGCTTAATGGTCGCCTTGGAAATAGAAGCTGACCTTATGGGAGTGGTAGTCGTAAAAGATGGCCAAAGTCGGGGGTATCATCCGCTTGGCTTGTCCTATGGGAAATGCTAAAATAAAACAAGGAGAATTCATCATGGCTCAAGATAAAGATGTTGCAGACTTCATTTCCACGCTGCTGCACAGTGGAACAGTGACCCATTTCATGCACTTATCCACAGACTCCTTTGCCACGCACATGGCCTTAGGTGGCTACTACACAGAAATCATTGAACTGGTAGACAACTTTGCGGAGGCTTACTCTGGTGCGTACCAGAAGATCAAGACATTCCCTGAGAACTTCCACAATGCCAAAGACCCCGTGCGCTACCTAGAGAGCATTTGCGACTATGTGGAAAAGAACAGAAAAGCAATGCCGGATAACAGCCAGCTACAAAACATCATTGATGAGATTGCAGCCCTGATCGATTCTACGCTGTACAAGCTGACGCTGAAATGATCCGAATCTTTGCCGGATACGACCCAAGGGAAGCTGTTGGCTTTCACGTTTTCTGTCAAAGCCTGATCGAGCGCACCAAAGAGCCGGTTGCCATTACGCCTTTCTACGGCAAGCAGCGGGACGGCACAAACGCCTTTATCTATCAAAGATTTTTAGTTCCCTACTTTACAGGCTTTAAGGGCAAAGCAATTTTTATGGATGCCAGCGACATGCTGATGCTGGGCGACATAGATGAGCTAAACAAGCTATTTGACCCCACAAAGGCTGTACAAGTCGTTAAACACGACTACAAGACGCAGCATCCTCGGAAGTACATTAACACGCCTATGGAGGCTAAAAACGAGGACTACCCAAGGAAAAACTGGTCTAGCCTAATCCTGTGGAATTGTGAGCACCCGCGCAATAAAGTGTTAACCCCTGAATACGTTGATGACCATAGCGGCTCAGACTTGCACAGGTTTACATGGTTGCCGGACTCGCTAATCGGGGAATTGCCTAAACAATGGAATGTGTTAATTGGCGAACAGGACAACCCAAATGCCAAGATTGCACATTACACTTTGGGCATACCGGAGTTTTACCATTACAAGGACTGTGACCACAGCAAGCCCTGGCACAGCACCCGCAGCAGAATGCTCAATGGCCTGATAAACATGAAAGACCAGCAAAATGGCGACTGAACAACAACTTGCCCAAGCGTTAAGCCCGTATGACCCCAACTATTTGCAAAACCTAGCATTGGGCCAAGGAACGCCATCTTTGCTTGGCAACACCACAGTTAAGCAACCAAACGGCTTTGCACCAATGCAAGCCAATCCAGATAGGGATAACGCCTATGTTGATCCAAATCCAGCCTGGACTGATTTAACGCCTACGCAACGAGCCGAATATTACCAAGACCCTCAAAACGCATTGATGGCTGGAATTACACAGTTAGGGCAAAAGGGGTTTGCGCTTTCTGGGTTGGGTAGAGTTCAAAACTTTTTAAACCCAACAATTCAGCCAGCAGAAGCCCAGATTGCTCTGGGTATTACCCCGCAGCAGACTTTCCGTGCCTCAGAGATGGCGCAACAAGATGCGGTTAACAATGCTTTTGCCATGCAGTCGATGCAAGACGCACTCGCAGCGGACACAGCGGCAGCGCAAGCAGCCAATCAGTCTGGATCACCCGCTGGCGCTGGTTTAGGTACTGGTGACGGCGGCATGGGCAGCGGTGGCGGCAGAAGCGCTGGGGATAGCGATGGAACTACAAGCTCAACCAGTTCTGACACAGGTACTGGCAATCCTGGTGAGAGTTTTTTTCACGGCGGTAAGGTTAACAAAGCCCATCTAGCAGGCCCAGACCCTAAAGGCCCAGATGACGGCTATGGCGCTTTACAAGGTGGCGAGTACGTCATTAAAAAGGCGGCAGTGAGAAAATACGGCGAAGGCATGCTGGGCAAGATTAACGCAGGCAAATACGCGCCAAGGGGCTGACATGGCAACCGAACAAGAACTTGCTCAAGCCTTAGCCCCTGCTTTTGGGATGTATCCCAAGGCTTTCAGGGGCAACTATGGCAATCCGCAAGACGCTGCTAATTTGCCCGTAGATGTGCTGCGAGGGCGCACGGCTGGCTTGTTGGGAATGTTTGGCGATGTTGTTAACCAGCCTAGCGCCTTTACGCCAGTTCGGGCTGTTCAGTTAGCCATGCAGAACATAATGGGTCAAGAAAAATACCCTGACACAGAGCGTTTTCTTCAAACGCTGCCTTTAGCGCCAACGTCAAGGGCGGGACAAGTTGCAGGCCAAGCGGCATCGTATGTGCCGTTAAACCCAGCGCCAGCGGTTCGGGCGGGAATTGCAGGGGCTAAAGCTCTAGCGCCAACTGCGGCAAATATGGCTGAACAGTACATGGTAAAAACGGGCGGGATATTGCCGCTTGATGTCTATCACGGCACACCACACACATTGCCGCCAACAGAACGCAACCCACTTGGCGAGTTTGATGCGTCCAAGATTGGCACGGGTGAGGGAGCGCAGGCTTTTGGGCATGGAATTTACACCGCTGAAAACCCCAATGTTGGTAAAGGATATGCTGAGCAACTTTCAACGGCACAAGGCCCATTAGGTGATGTTGCTAAATATTGGCGTAAAAATGGCGGTGAAAGCGCATTTAGGTCTTTTGCAAAAGATGCTGGTTTACCGCCTTCAGAAATAGAAAACACTGCTAATGTAATTCGTAACACCGGCAATTTGTATAAAGTAGACCTACCAGATCAGATGATTCCCAAGATGCTGGATTACGATAAGCATTTAAGCGACCAATCTCCTGAAGTGCAAAAAATCTTATTGCCATATCAAAAAGAAATTGGCGGCAGCTTTGGAACTGGCGAGCAAACATTGAAAGCCATTGCATTTGAACGGCGTATGAAAGGTCTTGATGATTCTCCGGCTGCTGTGGCAGAGCAACTAAGACAAATGGGCATTCCTGGCATCAAGTACTTGGATGAGGGATCGCGCATTAAAGGTGAAGGCACACGCAACTTTGTCACCTTTCCTGGCGAGGAAAAGAACTTAACAATTCTGGAGCGCAATGCAGAAAAGAGTGTTAAATGACTACAGACATAACTAAAGTAGCTAATAGTAGGAGAAAAGCCGGTGGTCGAGTAGCGGGAACGCCAAACAAGGTCACAGCACAGGCTAGAGAGGCCATAGCGCTGTTTGTTGATGACAATGCACCTAGACTAGCCCAATGGCTTGATGCAGTCGCTAACGGCGATCCTGAGAATGATGTTAAGCCAAACCCAGCCAAGGCATTTGAGCTTTTCCAGAGCGTGATTGAGTACCATGTGCCCAAATTGGCAAGAACAGAGCACACCGGCGCAGATGATGGCCCGATTGAAATGGTGGTGACATGGGCAAACGGGAAGTAATCCTTCCATACAGCCCACGGGACGCATTTATGCCGTTCCACAATAGAACGGACAGATGGGCTTGTCTGGTTGCTCACCGAAGGGCTGGCAAGACAGTCGCCGCCATCAACGACATCATCAAACGGGCAATCACTGGCGACAAGATGGCTCAGTACGCCTACATTGCCCCTTTTCGTAGCCAGGCCAAGCGGGTGGCATGGGACTATCTGAAGCATTACGCAGCGCCGATCACCAAAAACACCAACGAGGCTGACTTGCTGGTAGAGCTAGTTAACGGGGCAAAGATCATGCTGTTTGGCTCAGACAACGCTGATGCCATGCGGGGGCTAGGTTTTAACGGGGTCTACCTTGACGAGTACGGCGATTTCAAGCCTAGCGTATGGGGAAATGTGATAAGGCCCACACTTTCAGACCGGCTAGGATGGGCTGTGTTTGGCGGCACACCGAAGGGCAAGAATCAGTTTCACGACATTTACAGGGTCAGCCAAGCCACGCCAGGCTGGTTTTTGACCCGCCTGCCAGCCTCAGTTTCCAAGCTGCTGCCTGACTCAGAGTTGAAGGACGCACGGGATCAATTAAGCCAAGACCAGTACGACCAAGAGTATGAGTGCAGCTTTGATGCGGCCATTCTTGGCGCTTACTACGGGCAAGAGATGCGCCTGGCTGATGAAGAAGGCCGGATTAGGGACTTACCCTTTGACCCTGAAAGCCCTGTGTTTACCGCATGGGACTTGGGCTATCGGGATGACACGGCCATCTGGTTTTATCAGGTGGTCAGGGGCGAGATCAGGGTTATGGACTATTACGCAGTCTCAGGCGCAAGTATTGAGGAGATTGCAGAGGTGGTGGTTAACAAAGGCTACCGCTACACCAAGCACTATCTACCGCATGACGCACGGGCCAAGACGCTGGCATCAGGCGGCAAGTCGATTGTTGAGCAACTGGCGGCGCATCTGGGCGGCATGGCAAAGCTGGCGATTGTGCCGGACATTGGCATTCAGGACGGCATTCAGGCGGTGCGGATGGTGCTGCCCAAGTGCTATTTTGACCCTAGCTGCGATGAAGGGCTGGAAGCACTTAGACAGTACCAAAGGGAATATGATGAGGATAAGAAGGCTTTTAGGCAAAATCCTCGCCATGACTGGTGCTCACATCCAGCAGATGCGTTTAGAATGTTAGCAGTGGCCTACCGGCAAGACAACAAAGACCAAGCGCCACCTAAAGGCAAAACCCTGCAAACCATTACTCTCGATGAGATGTGGGAATTTGAGACTACTCACAAACAGGAGCGAATATGAGCCAGCCAGTAGCAGAATGCGGTGCATACAAAAACATCACCGAAACAGGCGCAGTCAGTTCCGGCCCGTGCCAATTGATCGGCTTTTACGTCAACAGCACCACAACCGGCACTTTGGTGCTTAGAGACGGCGGCGCAAGCGGCACAGTCATGTCGGGCACGATCACTCCGGCAATCGGTTTT